TGCAGGAAGTATCGGTGATGAGATTGCTTTCATAGACTATGCAGGAACGTTTGATACAAACGCACTTACCATTGATCAAAATGGTACAGAAAAAATTGTAGGATCAACAGATCCATTAACAGTTTCAGTAGAAAGAGCAGCAAATACTTTGGTTTATACGGATGGAACTCAGGGTTGGTTGCTAAAGAATAACTAAGGAGTTTAATGAGTACTTTTAAAGAAATTAGAGGACAACTAATCAAGTCTCTAACTTCAGACCCATCTCCAGCAACAGTCGGTGACATGTGGTATAATTCAACTTCTCTAACATTAAAAGGTGTAGTAGGAAGCAGTGCTTGGTCATCAGGTGGAGCTTTAAGTTTACCTAGATCGGTAGCAGGATTGAACGCAGGTACACAAACTGCTGGTATCGCTTTTGGTGGTTACAATGGTACTTCATTTGGTAATACAAATTCAACTGAAGAATATAATGGTTCATCATGGACAGGTGGTGGAAATTTAAGCACGGCAAGAAGAGCTGGAGCAGGTTTTGGTATTCAAACTTCTGCCGTATTAGGTGGAGGTTATGGACCAAGTAATGCCACAGAAGAATATGATGGTTCTTCTTGGACAGGTGGTGGAAACATGCCTGCAAATTTTCATAATACAAGTGGATGTGGTACTTTAACAGCAGGATTTAGTAATGGAAGTTCAGAAACTCCAGCACAAGCATGTAAATATGATGGATCTTCTTGGACAGCCGTACCTAGTTTACCTACAGGTAGATCGGGAGGTGGTACAGCTGGAACTTCAGCAGCTGCAATAGCGGCAGGTGCTTTTCCTGGAGCAGATAGTTATGAATGGAGTGGTTCTGCTTGGACAGCAGGACCTGATTTAAATGCAACACATCCTAATGCTAATATGTTTGGAACTTCAACAGCTGCTATATTAGGGGGTAACCCTAGTAATACTGCAACAGAAGAATGGAATGGAACTAATTGGTCTGTTACTGGTGCAACTATGGGAACTCCAAGAAATAGTTATGGAATGGGTGGAACTACAACAGCGGGATTAGCTTTTGGCGGTAGTCCTTACACAACAGCAACAGAAGAATATAGTCCAGCTACTGCAACAAAAACATTTACAACAAGTTAAAAAATTATGACAACATACAAAGAAGAATTTGGAAAAACAATTAAACAAGTAAGTTCAGATCCTACAGATGCAGGAGCCGAGGGCCAAATTTGGTTTAACACGACTGCACAGGTTTTTAAAACAGTAACATCATTTGGAGCATGGTCTAGTGGTACAGCTTTAGGTCAAGTAAGAAGAAAAGGAGGAGGAACAGGCGCTCAAGCAGCAGGAATGGTATTTGGAGGATTTGACGCTGCAACTGCATTGGGACAGACCGAACAATATAATGGAACATCTTGGACTGAGGTCGGAGATTTAACTACAGCAAGAGGAAAACTTGGTTCTGCAACTGCAGGATCACAAACAGCAGCATTAGGTTTTGGAGGTTCGACAGCAGAACCTTCTAATCCAGCAATTGTAAATAATTCAGAAGAATATAATGGGTCTGTTTGGGCAGAAGGAAATAATTTAAATACAGCAAGATATGTTATAGCTGGAGCAGGCACTCAAACAGCAGGGCTTGGGTTTGGAGGATATACAACTGGTACAAATAGAAATGAATCCGAAGAATATAATGGTACTAGTTGGACTGAAGGAAATAATTTAAATACAGCCAGAGGTAATATAGCAGGTGGAGGAACACAAACAGCAGCATTAGGAGCAACAGGTTTTATTGATGGGGGTGGAGGAGATACTGCTATTACAGAAGAATATAATGGAACAAGTTGGACAACTGTAACTGTTTGTCCTACTACACAAGCGTCTGCTATTTTATCGGGAACTCAAACAGATGCTATTATTTTTGCAGGATCTCCTAATCTTACTACAACTTTTGGTTACGATGGAACTAATTGGTCTACTAGACCCTCAATGGCAACAGGTAGAGATCGTACAAGTGGATTTGGAACAGCAGCAACAGCTGCGCTTTGTGCAGGTGGGGATGGTGGAACTCCTGGAGATGAAGGTATTGGAACTGTTGAAGAATTTAATACATCAATAAACGTAGTTACAGCTGCATCATGGGCAGCTGGTGGAAATTTAATTTCAGGACAAAGAAATGGTGTGACGTTTGGAATACAGACTTCAGCAGTTTTTGCAGGTGGTCACTCACCTGGAGGAATATCTGTTAATTCAGAAACATATAATGGAACAAGTTGGACAGAAGGAAATAATTTAGGTGCACCAGCAGACAATGCTGCGAGTGCAGGCACAGAAACAGCAGGAGTAGCTTTTGGTGGTTCACCGCCAGCTGGAGGTGCTAATAACGATACTCAAGAATATGATGGAACTGATTGGTCTGAAGGAAATAATTTAAACACAGGTAGATATGCTATTGGTGGTTCTGGAACTCAAACTGCAGCTTTAGCTGCTGGTGGTAGTCCTCCAGGAAATACAGGTAGTAATCTTTCAGAAGAATATAACGGAACTAATTGGACAGAAGGAAATAATTTAGGAACAGGAAGATATAAACTAACTATATTCGGAACTCAAACAGCAGCAGTTGCTGCAGGTGGAGATACTGGTCCGGCTAATGTTAATAATGTAGAACACTATGACGGAACGTCTTGGACAAATGCAACTGTCTATCCTTCAACTTTAACTTATGCTGCATCAGCAGGAAGTCAAACAGATGGATTAGTTTTTTTAGGTGACCTTGGTCCAGGTTATGGTGCTACAACAAATACCTATAATGGTACTGCTTGGGCTGCAAGTGCTACTTTAGCAAACGCAGGTGGTAATACAGAAGGTTGTGGAACAGGGGCTTTAGCTTTAGCTGCTTCTGGTGGACCTTCTTCTGGAAGAACAAATGGTGCTGAAGAATTTACAGGTGCTTCAACTTCATTAAATGTTAAAACATTAACGAGTAGTTGATAATGATTAAATTTAACGATATAACAATAAAAAAGGAGTAAACATTATGGCACTATTTATATATGGTACTGCTACAAACACTGGAAAAGGATTCTTCACTCATGAAGATAGACAGAATTTTTATCTTTCAGGTCAACCTGCAAATGTCTGGGTCGTTGGTAACAACGAAAAAGGCGCATTATGGTTAGCTGAAAAAAACGGTGTTGAAAAGACAAAAACAGAAGCACAAGCTTTAGTAACTGCGGAAGTAACTGCAGCACAAGAAGCATGGGATGCATTGTCTGATGAAGCAAAAACTAGAAATGATAGACCAAGTCAAATAACACTCCCATAAGGAATTTATAGATGGCTGGCTACAACACAATTCACGGGCTGAGAGTTAAATACTTATCAGCAGATCCTGCAAATCCAGAAGATGGACAGGTATGGTATAATTCTTCTACAGGTAATTTGCGTGTTGATGGTATAGGTCTTGCAGGTTCTTGGGCAGCAGGTGGGAATGTTAATACTGCTAGATATGCATCAGCAGGAGCAGGCACTCAAACAGCAGGTTTAATTGCTGGAGGTAGTGCAGTAACAGCTAATTCAGAAGAATATAATGGAAGTGCTTGGTCAGAAGGAAATAATTTAAACACAGCTAGAATGTATGTATCTGGAAGTGGAACTCAAACAGCAGCTTTAGCTAGTAATGGAGATCAATATCCATCTCCTAGATATTCTAATTTAGTAGAAGAATATAATGGAACAAGTTGGTCAGCACAAAATACTTCTCCAGTTTCAATTAAACAAGCAGGTAGCTGTGGAGTTCAAACAGCAACACTTATTTTTGGTGGTAGCCCAAGTGTAAATACAACTCAATTATATGATGGAACTAACTGGACAGCCACAGGTCATAATATAAACACTACAAGAAATAGTTTAGCAGGTATGGGTACTTCTACTGCGGCTTTAGCTGTAGGTGGTCCACCTTCCACAAGTACCAATACAGAAGAATATAATGGAAGTTCTTGGACAAGTGTTACAGGTACTCCATCTCCTTTTGGAGCATCATCATCTGCTGGAACGCAAACTGCAGGTTTAATTTTTGGTGGTTTTTTGCCAAATCCTCCTGGTGCGGCTTCAAGTGCTACTGCAAGTTATGATGGAACTAATTGGGCTTCAGCACCAAGTTTAGGTACGGGAAGATATTTTGCGGATATGGGACCAATAGGAACTTCTTCATCAGCATTAATGGCTTCAGGAAATGTCCCAGGTGTTACTACAGCAACAGAAGAATTTACAGGTGCTACAACAGTTATTAAAAACATCACTACAAGTTAACTTGACTTATAACTTTAAGTAGTTATATTAAATCTATTCAATGAAAGGAATATAATGACTGAAAAAAGAAATATACATGCGCTAATAGAAAAAGAAGCTCCTAGCTTAAATAATTTATTAGATCCAAATGAAGTAAAAGAATTTAAAGAATTAACAAATGAGCTTAGAGATACTTGGACTAAAAAACAAGTGTTTAGAACTGAGACAGAAATGAGAATGTCTGTTCTTCAAGATGCTAAATACCCAACTAAAGCTTCTAAATATTGGCAATGTGTTAGAGAACAAAATGTATTTTTAGAAAATTTGATGAGTTTATCTTTTGATGCAAGACGTAATGAAGTTAAATTAAAAAGATTAGAGGAAAAATTACTTAAAGAAGAGGATCCTTTAAAAAGAGAACTACTTCAAATTGATATAGACGAGAAAACTTATTCAGTAGCTAACATGCAACTTGTTGCTAGAGATAGAATGAGAGAAATTAAACTATGGTCAGTTCTTAAAAAAGAATTTGATGATGGTTCGTTTGATACTAAAGATGTTAATACTCATCAATTAGATTCATACCATTTAATTATGAAAAATAAGGCGGAGACACTAACATCAGGCTCATCACAACCGGAAGTGTTTAATGTATTAGGACAATTACAGACTATAGAAAGAGTTAAAAAATCAGGAGAAATGATNTATAACAAGAAAGAACAATTGACCAATGACCTCGGAGCCAAACCAGAATAAGAAACTATTTTTTTTGGTAGCACAACCTAGATCAGGTAATACTTTATTTGCAAGTATTATGAATCAAAATCCTGAGATAGCAGCTACTCCTAATTCTATTACTTTAGAAATAATAAAAAATTTGTTTCTACTTAAACAAACTGATGTCTTTCAAAATTATCCAGACCACAAGTCTTTAGATAATGTATTAGATTCAGTGTATGACGTTTACTACAAAAATTGGCCACAAAGAGTAATCATTGATCGTGGACCTGTAATGACTAAAGGTAATTTTTTATTAATGCAAAAGCATTTTAAACGTCCTTTTAAATGTATTGTATTACTTAGAGATTTAATGGATGTACTAGCAAGTTATATGCAGTGGTACACAGAAAATCTTGATGCATTTCCTAACAAGTATAATTGTAAAAATGATGAAGAAAAATTAGCAATGATTATGAATAAAGATGGTGCTGTTGCAAAAGAATTAGAAGCAATTAAAAACTCATATGACTATAAAGATATGTGTCATTATGTAAAGTACGATGACATAGTTAATAATCCTGAACAAGAGTTTAGAAAAATATATAAGTTCATAGATGAGCCTTATTTTAACCACAGATTTGATAACTTAAACCAAGTAAATGTAAATGGTTTATCTTATGATGATAAAATTGTTGGTAGTAATATGCATAAACTATTTGATGGACCTGTTAGAAAAGTATATAACCCTTACATTGAAAAAATTCCAGAAAGGATTAGACAGAAATATGGACACATCAGATTTTAATTTTATATTTTTAGGTCAATCGGTATTAAAATACCAAGTACCTTTAGATGTATATAATACTATTAACCATATTTATCAAACAAAGTATCCTGAATTAAAACCTGCTAACAAACAATTAGTAGGTAAGATAGAAAAAGAACATAGTTTATTTTTTAATGGTGAAGACAGTCCTAAGATGACTAAACATAATCACTTACCTAATAATGTATTGGAATGGTTTGAACAAAAATTTAGACATTATTTAGATTGGAATAAAATAAAAGAATACAATTTACATCTTAATTCTATTTGGGTTAATACTATGTTTGAGCATGAGTATAATCCAGTGCACGTGCACCAAGGAACATTGTTTACCGGTCTATCGTCTGTCATGATTTTAAAATTACCAGAGTCTTATGGTGTAGAATATTCATCACCAGATCAGCCACAAAATGGTAGATTACAAATACTAGGTCCAGCTAATGGACATTTTGCAAACATAGATTATCAACCAAATATTAAAGAACGAGATTTTTTTGTATTTCCATATGACATGAGACACTGCGTATATCCATTTAATGGACCAGGATATAGGCGAACACTTGCTGCAAATATGGATGTGCAATATAATTCAATTCGAAACAGAGGTGTAAGTTAATGTACGAAAATAGACACATCACTGAACCTAAATGGAAAAGTTGGATAGTTCAAACAACTACACCATTATTTACACCTGATCAATGTCGTCAAATTATTGCATCAGGTAGAGCACAAAAACCACAAGAAGCAAAAGTTGGTATGGGTAGACCAGGTAATGGGACTAATACAAAAAAAAGAATAACAACTATTAGTTGGATACCTTTTAAAGAAATGGGTCACATGTATCGTGATCTTAATAATTTTATACAAAAAACAAATGAAAATCATTTTGGGTTTGGTGATATACAAATTACAGAAAATGCACAGTTTACAGAATATCCTAAAGGAGGGTTTTATGATTGGCATATGGATTGTGATGTAAACATGGAACACGAACCACCTGTTAGAAAAATATCAATGACTCTTTTATTAAATGATCCATCAGAATTTCAAGGTGGTGATTTAGAATTAATGGCTCCGGGAAAAGTTGCAAGTTTAAAACAAGGACACGCAATTATGTTTGCTTCTTTTTTAAATCATAGAGTTAATCCAGTAACAGAAGGCATGAGACAATCTTTAGTTGTTTGGTTTGGAGGTAAACCTTTTAGATGATTAGAGAAGAATTTTTTCCTACTAGTGTTTTTGGCAAAGATATAAAATTAGATAATGATAAACTAGCACAAGACATTGTTAATTGGTCTAATCAAGATCAAGGGGTACAGAAGACAAATTACAAAGGATGGCATTCTACTACCAACATGGCATCAAAGCCAGAGTATCAATTATTAGTTAACGAACTAATAATTATGTGTAGAGATATGTTTAAAGAAGAATGGTTAGATAGAGAACCTGTCCTTGGTAACATGTGGGCTAACATAAATCCTAAAGATGGAATGAACCAAACACATATACACTCTAATTCATTATTTTCAGGGGTGTATTATGTTAAATCTAATCCACAAGCAGGAAGACTTAAGATATATGACCCAAGACCTGGAGCACAAATAATAATGCCTATACGAAAAAAAGGTAAACCCCCTAAACATTTATGGAGAGATGCAAACCTTGACCCTATTCCAGGACGTATTATAATGTTCCCTGCTTGGTTATGGCATAGTGTTGAACCCAATCAATCAAATGATTTAAGAATATCAATAAGTTTTAATTTTATACAACATGGCTTTTAATAAATACCAAGTAATCAAAAAGGCTGTTAGCTACGAACTTGCTAACTTTATATTTAACTACTTTTTACTTAAACGAGATGCAGTTAGATGGATGTACGAAAACAATATTACGTATGATACAGGGATGTTAGGTACTTGGACAGATAAACAAATTCCAAACACTTATTCTCATTATGCTGATCCTGTAATGGAAACCTTACTTGTTAAAGTATTACCAGTAATGCAACAAGAAACAGGATTAAATTTAATTCCTACTTATTCCTACGCAAGAGCCTATAAAAAAGGTGATGAACTCAGAAGACATAAAGACAGACCTAGTTGTGAAATATCTACAACAGTTAATTTAGGTGGTGATCCTTGGCCAATATTTATAGATGGCACAGGAGCTAACAATGTAATAGATGAATACAAAAATATCCATAAACCTAACGCTCCAGCA